GGTTTCAACTTTTTGACACCCTATTGAATCGATCAATGTTATATTAACTGATGGAGCCGAAACAAATTGTGGTGTTAATGTAAATGTAATGGGTACTGTAGTTCCACTACCGACATATGAACATTGATTTCCATAATAATCACAACAATATGCACTAAATGGGGGTATTAAACCCGTTATTGAGGATATTGTAATGTTATTCATATCTATAAATACCCAACGATTATATTTTAAGGGTTAACATGAAACGCAAGCTATGTCATAGTCAATAACAAGATTCACAATAACTTGTGTGTCTTGCAATGGATTTATTGGTTCAACAATACAACCTTTTGGTACATCTTGGCAAGTAGTTTGTATTTTAATTCTATTATTTGTTATATCAACTGTTGTTCCCGATATACCAACAAAAGAATCTAATGTGTCTGTAATTGTTTGTGCCCATAAAACATCTGTAGGATAGTCCGTTGATCCTGATGAGGTATAAAATACTGTTTGTACTGATTGATTACCAACTTCTGCAAATATTGAAAATGTTGCCTGATTAATTATACAGTTAGTGTCCCCACTTGTTAAGTCGGCATATCCTTCAAGATACATTGATCTAATATTTCTTGGACCTATAAAACCGCTATTTTGAAAATTATCTTGACAAATATTAAAATATCTATAGTTGGCGTATTTTACTGTACCACTTAAAATTATTTGTTTAGTTAAAGTACATCCGTCTGAATCCGTAACTGTGAGAGTATAAATTCCCGATGTTAATCCTGTTGCGGTGTTTCCTGTTTGAGACGCTGCGTTTCCACCAGTCCATGTATATGTGAATGGCGCTTCACCTTGAGTTATGTAAGAAGATATTGATCCATCGTTTCCATTAATAGGTTGGGAACTTATATAATTAAAAAATACATTTTGACTTTGGTCAATATAAATTGCATAACTTTGTATACAGTTTGGGATACTTGAATCTTGTACAGTTAAAACATAATTTCCATAGTCCAAATTGGAGAATGTACTTATAGGTGATGTTACAGTGACAGGATTTTGACTTGGTCCAACTAATGTAAAAATATATGGAAGAGTCCCTCCTGTTGAAACGGTAACTTGTAAAACTCCATTTTTAGATCCACATGTAGTTCCTGTGGTTGATGCCGTAACTGTGTAAAGATTTACAGAACTAACACTTGTGGTTGCTGTATAAACACAACCTACCGTAGATACTGTAACCAAATAAGTATCGTTAGGTAAACCAAAAAATGTCTGAACCGAATTGCCCAAAGTACCTATTTGTTGGGTACCTGATTGTCCTGATATGGTAATTAATAAATTAGCTTGATTTGAAAATCCGTTATCAACTATAACTTGTATTGTTCCGTCATTGGCAGAACAGTAAGATGGTGTTGTATTTACTTGTACAGTATTAAATGAGTTTGGTGTTATTAGTGAAATTGAATCATATATAGTACAAAGACCTGCGTCTGTAACTGAAAAATCATATGTACCTGACGCTAAATTTATAAAGATTGCCGATTGGTCAAATGTTATTTCAACTTGCCCTGTAGACGCACTGAAAAAATACGGCGCAGTTCCTCCCGAAACTATAAATTCAACAGACCCGTCATTTTGAAAACAACTTGGTTGATTAAATACAATAAACCCCGCAGACCCTATTAAATCAACAGACTGAACAGTAAAAGTATTAGAAGTTACACAACTATCTGGATTAGTTATTTCAACAACATATGACCCACTAGTTAAACCTGTAATTGTTGCCCCTGTTTGTCCATTAACATTTGTTAACCAATTTATTGAGTATGCCGAGACCGGCAATGTTAATCCTGTTAAAAATATTTTTCCACTTGGTGTTCCAATACAACTACCATCATTTACAACATATCCACTATATGTGAATGCGTTTGATGGGTTAATAATAACAGAAGCGGTAATACCCGTACATCCACCACCATCGTCTGCAACAACATAATATGTTCCTGCAGATAAACTTTGGAAATCATAATAACTGTTAGATGTTGATGCTGAGGTAATGTAATTGTCTGACCCATCATATAATGTAAAACTTGCATATCCATAAACACCTGAGGTAAATCCTGTTACACTACCATTATCAAACCCACAAGTTGTATTTGTTGAATCAATACTAGCGGAAGTACCTGAAGATATATAAACACTTAATATAGTTCCGTTTGAAGCTCCGTCTATTATTTGTAAAAAATAAGTGTCACCTGATAAACCAGTTGCCTCATAATAAAAAGGCGCTGTTAATGCTGAGGTTGGCGGTAATGATGAATTTAAACAAGTAACCGCAAATGGAGGTGTGTCACCCGTTACATTAAATATGACGGCCCCAATAGATTTATTACTACAATCACCAGTGAATCCATAACTATTTACTAATATACTCATTATCCGTTACAATATACATTAAAATTTATCCCTACATTGATTTGTAATTCATCAAAGTTAGGTTGACAGTTATTATTAAATACAACAATTTGATTATCTGTGGTATCAATATTATAACCATAACCGTATGTTTGTAAACTTTGGAATGTCTCCTCTAATGCCGTTAACCATTGTGTTGGTGTTGGGTATTGTACTGTTCCTACACCAATGAAAAATTCGTATTGAGTTAAAATAGAACCATTTACTCTAACGTCAACAAACCAAGTTGATTGTACCGTATTAACTTGACAATTTGTTGGGTTTAATCCAACTGATGTGAAATAACTATTTAATAAATCATTTAAAACAGTTCCAAAATTTGTCATATTAGGATCTGATTCCCAAGGATATATTGGACATGTAACTTGTTGTGTCGGGCAATCCAACACATAAAGTTGTGTTGTAAGATTACAAGGTTTACACGGAACAGGTACAAATTTACATCCTTCTTGTCTTCTCCATACAAATTTTTGTCTGTGGAAAATTGAGTTTTCTAATCTAACTCCCGTATTCCAAATTGTTGTCGCAGGAACCATTTGTTCAACAAGCCTAATCCAATAATCGCCCATACTATTTACAAAGTCGATCATGGTTTGATAAGTAAAATTATCATTTGGTATACCGGCTAAAGTTTGTGACTCTAAATAATTCCAATATATTGATTGTAATGTTGGGTACCCGCCTGTCTTACCATCCGTAATAAATTGTCTATTTCGGGTGTTAATCATGTTTCTCCAAAATGTCTGTGCAAATTCAAAGAATGTTTTTTGTTTTGGTTTTGGTACTATTGTTGTCCAATCCACACCACCTAATTTAGGATATGGGTTAGGTACATAACATGGTGAAGGAGGCGTATAAAATAATCCTTGTTCGGGGATTGGGAAATTGGTGTTTCTTGACATATACCAAACATCATATGCCAAACCTTGACCAGGATTTAACATAATGTCAACATTCTTAACATTTAAAGCTAAACACTCTTCGCCAACAGTATAATAAGCATTAAAGTTACCATCAAAACTTGTTCTTAAAAAAGGATTTGTGTCAACCCAACTTTTTTTGTTGTCAGCAATTTTTCTTAATTTATAACCCAAATCCATGTATGGGAAATATCTATATCTGTATAGGTATTCTTCCCCGTAATTGAATGGTAAAAGTTTTGTTTGATAATCTGGATTATTTCCTGTGAATACTTGATTCGTAGGTATTGCAAACTCAGGCATTCTGTGTTGTGGTGTTGACTCATACCAACCTCCTCCTATTTGGAAGAAAAAACTTTCGGTTGCGATTGGCATTTGTGGACATCCAAAGACATCCACAGGGTAATCATTTCTTGTTGTTGTTACCGTAAAGTTAGTTGAGAATGTGGTAAATCCTGTATATTGAACTCCTTGAATTGAAAAAACATTTGTTGTTTGTAAAACAGGAAGTTGTTGTACAACATTACCTGTACTTATCTCAACAAATTGTTGATTAAACTCGACCATATTAATTCTTTGGTCAGCAACATATATATACTCATTAAATTCAATTAAAGCATCTGGTGCCCCAACCATTCTCAATAAAGCCTCAATAGACTTTCTTGTTCCTTTAGATTTAAAAAGGTATGCCGAATTTAAAATTAAATTTCTATAAAACTGATAATTAATTTGTTCAGGGGTTTGACCTATTTGTAATCCAGTAAAAGTATTTGGTTGTGTTGTGAAAACTGCCTGTAATAATTCTTCTTGTGATATTGGAGAGAAATTTGTTACCCAACCTAATGTTTGTGCTAAATTTTTAAGTAATTGAGATGGTATATCATTCCCAATATTGTAATGAACACTGTTCATATTACTTAATGCGCTTATGAATGATTTTGTCTCATCAAAACTTCTACCATATATCTGTAATAACTTTTCAAACTTTTGATCAGGAGTATCGAAATCTTTTAATGCTCCTGTTGTTAAAAATCTAGAAATAATGTTTGTATTATATTCGTCTAATTTAGCAGAAAAATCATTAATTTGGGTTAAATAATTATCAAAACTAATTGATCTAATATCTAAATTCCAAAGACCAGCTCTTGGCCAAGTCGCAAGTTCTTTTGTGACAATATAAGTACCATTTTCTTGTTCTCTTGGAACATAAAATTGTGAGGTATAAGGTGGTGTAACTTCTCTATTTAAAAGAAAATTTTCAACTTGATCTAAGTTTAAATTGTAAACTTTGTTTGCTTCATAATCACTTGGTCTAATAACCAAATAATCATTTGAAAAACTACCCCCGCTAAATGGATTTCCGTCAACAATTAATTTAAGTGTTGTAGATCCAGTTGTTGTTGGATATAAATAGTTTACAGGATATTGTTGATTGTTTAAGTATAAAATATATTTTTTATAATTGAGTGTCATATTTCTTAATGGAGAAATTTCAAACTCATTAAACATCATGTTTGTTGCCGCGTTTTCGGTATAATCAATTTCAAATGGATTCTGTATTGAGGAAACATACACCTCAAATGTAGTGTCATTATCTATAGGATCATAAGAAATGTTAATTGCCGTTTGTTGTGTTATAAACTTTGGCGTCTTTGAATTGACCTCTAAACCAGCGGGAAAATAATTAAGAATTTTAGTAATTGACACTGACATTCTTTTAACAAGAGAACCATATTCAGTAAAGTTAGTAACTTGAGATAAATCATAATTTGGGTAAACTCTATAATTGTTTGCCAAAATATCTGCAGATTCAACATTGTTTTCAATATTAATAGATTCCAAGTTAATTGGTTCTGAGAATGTTCCAATGTTGAATGTACGATTTTGTTTTTCGCTAATTCCTGTTGTAAAGTTAAAATTTGCCTGCGTTAAACCTCCTCCAGTGACTAACTGAACACCAACCAAGTTATTTGAGAACTGATTGGCGGCACTACTTTGTGGTGTACAAGTAAATTTATTTATAGCCATTAAGCGGTTATATTATTAAAAGCCTTAGAGAAGTCGATATTTTCACCACGATCCTGTCTAACTTCATAAAGAAGGGTATTGAACTGATCTTTGATTTCGTACAAGTTGTATTGTTTGTAAATATTGTTATTAGCATCGTAAATAGTGTAGATACCGTCTTCAATTGATTTAGTTTGATTGCCGTAAAGCGCAATTGCAAGTGTTGACACATCTTGATCAACAATTTCAATTTCAGTTGTAATGGGGTTAAAAAAAGTATTTGTTATAACAATACTTTGATTTGGTTGTCCAATATATGGGGTCGCACTTGGTTTGTTTGTTGGTGATGATGAAGGTGAGACAGTACAATAAATTAAATTGGTTGCCCCCTCCACATACCTATATCTTATAGATTTTTGAATTGTGTTGGTCAAATTCAAAACAACTGGTTCACAATAAAAACACGATGTAATTATTCTAAAGAAATTAGGTATTTTAGTACCGTCAGGATTTAAATACTCAATTCTAAATCCAACCAAACCTTGGTTAACAAATTTGTTCTTATATTCTGTAGGTACATTATTTAAATCAATTACAATACCTTTAACATTTGGTAATGAAGATAAAACACCACAATCTGTAATTATTGTTCTAATTTCTGCAGGTCTAATCATAAGGGTATAAATTCCCAATTTAGTGAATTGATCCGCAGGTAATTTCAAATTATATAACCCACCCAAAATTTCTACAGAGCTACCACCAGTATTTGAGTTGTTGAAATATGGTCTCAATACATCTTGAGAATTCAGTGTTGTTAATGTAAAGTTTTGCGTGTCGTCTCTTGATTCGGTGTAGACCATTACAATCTGCACATCTTCAGGACTAACATCCGCTGGTCTTATCGTTCCATAATTTCCTGTTGCCATAGTATGTTTTACTTTTTAATAAATATTTATGTAGACACTTTTTCTATAATAAAAAACTTGTATCCGTATTTTTCTAAATCCCCGATATTATCAACCTCCCCCAATCTCATGATATATTCTAAAGGAGAATTTTTTCCCCTTTCAATAAAAACATCTGTAAAGATTTCAGGTTGGTCTATTACATTGATAAGCGCCTCGTTTTTTGTTATCGCACTTAATTCTAAATCACCAGGTACTAAACCATATGAATCAGCAAAATAAATTGTGAAATCTTCATAGTCGTGATAGATTACACCATTTACTGTATACGCAGTGTATGTATTTGTAATGTCAGGACCAAAATAAGTACCAACAACACCTGTTGTTCCTGTTACTTGTAACCCTAATTTATATTTTCCTTGATCTAAATTAACTTTTGGTCCAAATTGTGACAAGTCATTTAAAGTTGATTCAGTAAAACCTGTAACAGGAAAAGGAACTGTTGTATAATTGTATGAATAGTAATCAACAATGTTAGTATTTGAGTCTCCAGTAAAAATATAGTCATAACTTACAGGCGTTGATGCCCAACTACCACCGGCAGGGTAAAAAACTATATTACCTTGAGGATTTGTTATTGTAACATTTGTATATGGTACTACCAAAGGTTTTTGTACTTTTGAGATTCCCCATGGTGAATTAGCCGTTAGTGTTATTGTATACTCCGTACTAGCATTTGGATATGTATGGGATATTGGTGTGATCCCTAATACCACTTGTGGTGGTGTGCCATCTCCCCAATCTAAAATATATGTTACAAGTTGTAAGAATTTTATTAATTCTAAATCTGAGGTGTTATAAAACTTGAATGTGTATGGGTTAATTGTGTCGCCTGTAACAATAAAGTTGTTTAAAACATCTTTTTGTAAAATCATACCATCAGTAGGACTGTAATATCCTAAATCTACGGTAGATTCTGTAATCATAATATTGACCGATAAACCTGTTAAAAACGAAGTACCTCCTGTGTTACCACTTAATAGATAAGACATCGGTAAATAGACTCCTGTTGTTCCTGTGGTTACTGTGGTTGCGGTAGTTGCCGTTAAACAACAAGGATCTATTATTGTTGTAATATCAGTTTCTCCCGTATATGGAACAAACACTAAATCACTTTTAACATTTTCAGGTGAAACAATAAAATTATACTGTTGTAATTCCATTATGGGTTAACATATTCATACCAAGTTATCGGTGAATTATTATCTCCAACTCTAAGACCAGTTGAGGTAGAAAACACTTCGTATGTTTTATTATTATAATCTAAGTCTACTTTATAGTAGTTATAGTCTGAATGGTTAAATGTAAACTTATCAGGAAGTAATGATGTTTGTTGTACATTAGTCATCTGTTTGAAAACTCCTGTTATTGCATCAAAAAACTTTGCGGACATATAAAAAGTATTAACATCAATAAAATCACGACTTCTTAACCAATAAATAAAGAATCCTTCTTTGTCTGAACCAATGTAATCTAAAATCATTTCTGGTTTTTTTATTTCAACAGGTGGTAATGTTGGTGATAAAATTGCCGGTTGTGTTAAACCTTGTTGTATAGGAAGAATAATTGACAAATATAAAATTTGTACCGCATCATCGGGACTATTATAAAAATCCAACTTAAAAAAAGACTTTGTAAATGACTTTGAGTAGTAATAAACATCTTGTACTGAAAAACCATTGTTCAAATAAGTGGGGGACCAAACACCCACAGTTGTTGCAGTTATTGGTTGTGAATAATCATAGAAATTAAACACATGTTTTATTCCAGTATCATCATTTGAGAATATGTTGTGAGCAAATCTTATGATTTCAAAATCTTGTGGCCCACCAATTACTTGATTAACAGCATCTATTTGATATTCCGAAATACTATCATCTCGTCCCATGAAATCCCATTGCATATTGACAGGAATATTAATAAACTTATTAATATCGTCTTTTACAATTTTTATTCTAGTCGCATCCATCTATTAAAGGTTCTGCAATTGTGTTTATGTTAAATGGCACTTTACCCCCTTGATAAGTATCGATCTGAGCTGGATTTATAGGCGTTGCATAGTCACTTGGTATATTATAATTTTCAGGAGTTATTCTAAAAATTGTATTAACAAAAGGATAATGAGCATTATTTAAAAATGGATAATCAACACCAACACCATCAGTACTAACAAAACCATAGGAATACAAGTCTCTCCACCTAAAAGAAGATATTAATGTTGAGTAGTAGGCATAATCAGGTAGTCCAATAACATTTTCTGAATTAGATTCTTCAACATAGTTTGAAAATACCCTTAACTGAATTGGGTTATGTGGTTGGTAAAAGTATCCGTATTGGTTTGTTGTTGTTAAGTTATCACTTGGTAAACTAAACCAATTATCATTATATGTTATTTTATGTTGATAAGTAGAAATAACTCTTTCTAGTTGTTCGTAATTATTCCATTCACAATAATCACCATCTAAAGTATTACCTGTTGTGTAAAAATTGTTATAGAAAAAAGGCGTTGGATTGTTAAATGTAAAATATTGTGATTGAGATACCGAAGTGCTTGAGTCCACATTATTTTGATCCCACCATATTTGTGGTTTACCAGCATCTAAAAATGTGTTAAAATCCCAACCTTGTTTTAATTTTTGTGTCCAACCAAAATACCCCCTCCAAATTGTAGTAAAGAATAATTGAGTTAGTGGTCTGTTTTGGTTATCCCTTAAATTATCAATTTTTACATCACAATTAAACGAAAGTGTGTACGATTTTGACCCTTCTTTAACTGAAGTTCTTTTTCTTTGATTTGGGGTTAATACTTTAATTTCACATTTTGATTTGTCATTATAAATGTTTTTTTCGTACCCTGCGTTAACTAAAACCGCACATTCTGACTCTGTAAGTATTTTATGTTTTCTAACATAATATTGACTAATTGTGTCTGCGGAATTTGACGCATCTAAAACTCTTTTAAATGTACCTTGATTTAATGTAAGAAATGTTGACCCAGTGTATCCAACATTTTGGATATTAAAAATATATTCCTCAGATCCTGATCCTCCGTCACCTAATCTTGAGACTTGAAAAAATGAATTTCCGTTATAGTTTGAGGAAAGTAATACAAACTGACTTGTTGATAACCCGTGTGGTACGGGACATTTGAATCTTATGAAACCTATTGTTTTATCTGACCCTTCGGTTATAACAAATGGTATTCCGTCTGAGGCAACCCAATTCCAAGAAAGTTGGGTGTTAGGTTGTATGGCATACATTTTTTTCTGATAGTCATTCAAATAAGGATAACTAAGATAATGTGACCAATTATATGTTGTTGCACTTACGGGTTTAAAATCTAAATGTTTTCCATTTCCAAATGTGTAACCCGAAACACGAGAATCGGTTCTTATAAAATCAAACTCAGGGTATTGTGGGAATCCGTCCCAAGGAACTGTAGAATTTATTGGTAGTGGCGGAACTGATGGTACATTACCTGATGGGTAATATGAAGACGCATTTTGTATCTCATTTGTGTAATACAAATTGTCTCTAAATGGTACATATGTTGTTGATCCCGTATACGCATTTTCAAATAATAATGTGAATTTTGTAACTGGTCTAAAAGTTGATGAGGCTTGTCTTTCTTCATCAAATACGGTAATCAAACTAATATCCACAGTTCTGTCAAATTCTACCAATTCTTTCATATTTTGAGTAAAAGGTATGTTTACAAATTGATCACTTAAAGGTGCCGATTTATACCTTTGATCCGACTGAATTATTCTTGTTGTTGGGTCTACCATAATTATTCTTCTGTTGCAACATAAAGTTTATAGAATCTATCTACCGCTGTTTTTCCATTGTTTAAACCGAAGTAAAAGTGGTAAGGCGCTCCTACAATTATACCATCTTTAACCGTACTTTCTTGTGCCGGATTTGGGCTTGGGTCTCCTTGCAAAATTGCCGATAAAGGAGTAATTGGTTGGGTAATCCCATTAATATTAAAACTTGAGATGAATCCAAGTTTTGTTAATGATGTTTGATATTTTTCATCATTACTTGTAAAATCTAAGTCTTGATATTTTTTATTAAAGAACCCGTTGCCATAAACATCAGTATACCAGTTATTATCTTCAGATCCAAAAATATTAGGTGTTCCAACAGATGTAGTTGGTTTTTTAATTAACCATTTATAATGTGGTACATACTGAGATTTAGGATATCCAAACTTTTGCTCAATTAAAGGATTAAAATTATATGTTTCAATCCCTGGAGACATAATTTTCCTATATCTTAATTCTTCTGTTGATGAAGAGAAAAATAAACCTAATATTGGTTTAATTAAAACATTTGGTATAGACCCTATACTTCCATTTTGGTTATCTCCAAAGTATATGTAACTATTATTAGGTACATTCTCAGTTATGAAAGGAGAAACTTCCCACTCTGAATTTATAGATAACATTTGAGCCCAGTCACCATCAATTCTATACCCACCTCTATCACTATTAAAGAATTGTATAATTCCTTTACCCTCACTGTTATTACCACCAGTTGAAATCGGTATCATTCTTTGTCTAACACCTTCATTCAATATTCTTGATAAGAACCCTAATTGGACAATATCAGAGTTATCTTGATATGATGTTGTTTTAATTTGATTTGCATAATATGATCCAAATCCACTATCCTCTGAAGAACAACATACCTCATTAATAAAGGAGTCTCTAGGCCCTAAATCGGTTATAGTTGTTGGAAATTGGATTTGTCTTTTATTATATCCATACCCCCCACCTGGAAAATCAGTACCAAATGAACCCTGAGAAGGACTAGCTTTTCCAATAAAATCATTTCCATCCCAAGGAGAAGATCTATAATAAAATGTATTACTAATTTCATTAAACATTATAACATTTTCACAATAGTTATATACTGGCTCAGCAAGAGAATTAAATGTTGTTCTCTTATTAAAATTAAACATGTACAATGTTCCATTTATCCAATTGTTTTGGAATACTTGGGCAAATACTCCGCGACATGCCGCAAAGTTCATAGTAAATCTTATTTTCCATTCTAAAAATAATCTAGCATCGTCGGCATATTGAAATAAGTATTTTTTATTCAATAAACAATAACAACCTTTAACCACTCTATTTTCTGGAATTGCACATTGACTATAAGGAATAATTCCCACATTGGTTCCACTCCCTGAATAACACTCCAAAGGTACCATACCTTCACAAGTTAATGTTTCTGTAAGTGCCGAGGTTATAGGATCAATATCTTGATATTCGCCTGATGGTAAATCAGCTCCCGCAATAATAATTGGCGAACTTTGTACTCCATTTGAAAGGTAGAATGCAAAGTTATCATTTTGGTGAAGAGCGTAACCCGTTTGAGTTCCCGTAGGTCCGTTTTGGACTTGGGATGATGTAGGTAATCTATCACTTCTCATTACAATTCTGTTTGAGTTTGAAAAGTTTACCCCTGGTAATGTGTATCTATAATATGCTGGCGAATAAAGTGCTGTTAGATTACCTTGTTGTGCGTTTATACCTGCATAAAATGTTGATCCAGTGTTAAAGTATTCTCCTTTTTGACAATTTTGATTACAAGAAGGTGAACTAAAGTTACTTCCTGTTTGCATAAACATTGGTGCATTGTTAACATTGTTTACCCATCTCATGTAAGTTCCACCAACCATATAATAAGAAGTACCATTTACAGGTAAATTATAAGTATTGGTTATTGATGTTGACGCGATTGTCTGAGTTAATGAAATTGTACTGTTTTGGTTTGTTTTCCAAACACCAGGATAAGGAGAATAATTACTCGCATTTGCGGCTCCCGAATTATCGTCAGTATTCAAATAATAATATGGGTAATTAGATGTAAATCCCGTCCAACTTGACGCATTAGGAGTAAAAGTAAAAGAAGGAAAGTATAAATTGGCGGTTGAGTTATTAGATGTGTCGTGTTGTACAGGTTTTAAACCTGTTGATAGTGGCTGTATTGGGTAATTTAAATAATAACTTCCACTTACAATTGGTCCTGTCCCCAAAGATTTACCAAATATATTCGATAAGTCATATTGTATTGTTGGTTGTTTTGCGGTATGTGGGTCGACTCCTCTAACAAAAATACAAATCTCATAGTTTTTATGATCTTGCATTGATTGTATAATGTTAGGATAAGTAAGTGATGTCACGCCACATACCCCAACAGCACATGTCATATCATGTAATAAATAACTTGCCGGGAAAAACCCTGTACTTCCAGTATTGGATAGGGCAATAAAATCAGTATAGGTCATTCCTGTTATTAACTGAAAATACTCCATATCTGTTGGGTATTGTAGATATGACTGCTCCACAGTTGTATTACCTGTTACCGGTAATTGACTAACCTGAGGCGATTGAATTATTATGTTAGCCGATAATGATCCTGCGTTTGGTCCTGATGGATTTGCGTAAGATATAGTCTTAGGAATTGTATTACCTGTTAATGTTGTCCCTGTAATTGAGTTGGTTTGGAATTGATTTACTGTTGCCCCTGTTAGGTTAGTTAATCTATTTCCAGGTGTTGTATAATTTGGATTAACATAATTTGGGTCTTGTAGTGTGACTAACTCCCCAATACCTAATTGTTGCGTTGCACCTTGTCCCATAAGAACAACTATAACTTGGTCAAAATATGGTGTTGATCCTGAAGTTGGGTTTACGATTGTTTGTATTTTATTTACACCACTGTTTGGGGTGTTTGTGGTGCTTGAATAAAAATATTTATCTCGAGTATTAAACTCGTTTAATCTTTGAGAAAGAGTCACCGATGTTGGGTATGCAAAATATCTACTGTCTGGTAATGCACCGCCACCAACTTTATCGGCATAGAATAAGAATGGTTGTGGTGCCTTTAAAAGATACGCCTCATTTGGTATATACCTATTAGGGTCGTTAGAGCTCAATACATCGTAACCTGATGCCATTCTAATAAAATCTAATGACGCTCTTGTTATTATATCAATTGTTATCGTAGGTGTGTTTGCCGTTATTAAACCAACAAGAGATTCACAAGGTGGGAATGGTTCGTTACCAGCCTCATTGTTACTTAAATTTGGGTGATCTAAGCTAAATGACCCAGAGTAGTTTACAGGGGCAATTAAAGAATTTGGTGTTGATAAAATGACATTAAATCCACCTTCTTGCCCTGATTGATAGTCTGCCGCGGCTTGATCTAATTCATTGGTTATGGAGTTTGTATCAAAATCATCATCTAAGGGTGCGTCTTTACAATCACATTCACAACTTGTGCAATCAGGATATGAAATCATAGGTAATCCAATCCTTGGGAAACCTTTTATTCTTTTTGCCGCAATAACCGCAAATGTTGTAAAGGCCGCCGCTAAAACAATAGAGAAAGCGGCTTTAAGGATTAAAACAAATTGGGCCAAAATTAATCGTATATCTTTTATAATTGCACCGACATCAATAACAGGTCCCGCAAGACTTGCAGATATTGAACTTATGGCGGTTTCTATTACATCTGAGGCATTATTAACCGCCGCAATTGTATCGTAAATCGCATTTTTAGTTAAGACTATACCCAATATTATTAAAATATATTTTAATATTGGCCACATAAAAGCAATAAAATGTGCAACAAATAAAAGAGTTAAAATTGGGAATGTTAAAATATTTATAAGAATATTAAAAACAAAAAATATTGCGTCAAAGTTTTTTATAATATCATTTACTGGGAAAGTATTCACATTTGACCTACAAGATCTATCATCAATTTCTTTTATCCCCAAATGTTTAGCCCTACCAATTCCATTTTTATATCTATCCAAAAACATTGCGGTAGTATAAACTTTGTTATATTGAAACTCATAAAAACTATCTTCACAATCTATAGCGTCTTGTATATCCGCATAATCGTCCCAATCTGTTGAGAAAGAATATGACTTATAAACATCAAATAAATCTTGTGGGACTTGCGTAAAATCAATATTAATTGGTTGTGTTGGATCAGTTGGTGTTGCAACAATTTGTAATGTATCACCGTTAGTTATCTGAATTGATTCTGGTGACCCAAAGTAGTTTATACCATTAATGAATATCGTATAGCTTTCAAGATTATAAAAAACCGGATTTATTAACCCAAAAGAACCTGAAAATATAACTGTAGATCCAGAAGTACTCCCAATAGGAATTGTTGGGTAATTGTATATTGAAGTATTATTTGTCATGAAAGGGTCTTGTTGGTAATTTGACCATCCATGTTCTTTAACATTTGGAACCAAAAAATCGGCTCTTAAAAAGGTTCCTTGTAAACCTTGTTGTGTTTCCCACTTAAATTTAAACCTATATTTACCCTTTGTTGGTATTCCTTTTTTAGGGTCATTTGAGATTACTTGTTCTCCAAATTCATTTGTGTATATATAATCCAAGTTCATTGGTACATTTACTAAAAAGGTACCATCCCCATCAATTACTTTACCCGCTTGTTCTATATCCCATCTTTCCAATATTGGTAGACCCACAGAATCGGAATATATTGTTTGTCTGATACCTTGTATTTCACCAGGTCCCGCAACCAACTCACATAAATTTCCTGTGTTGTTTTTTGGTTTACAACTTACTCTAAGGGCATCGTCATTTGTGTTAGAAATGATTGAACCCATGAACACTGAGTTTGGTTGGATTGTAATATTTGCTAACTTAGTAAGGTCAAAGTCTGCCCTTGTTATTCCAACTTGACAAAAATCTTCAGCCCCCCAAAATGGTCTAACATCAATGTTATATATTAGATTTTTAATTTGTGGTAATTCTCTTAAATTTGTTGAGGATTTAAATCTTGCCCCATTAACTTGACTTTCCGTCGCTAATCCCTGTTGGATTAAATCTTGCGGAGACATTGAGAAACACCCTATATCTGAAAGATCCACATCCATCACTAGTGTTTGTTCTCCAACAGGAACGCCAAAAATCATAAAGTCACCACTATCATTTGTTGTTACGGTAAATCTATAATATTTGTCATATACTTCAATATATGATTCGTCCATAAGAACATCACTTTTATTTGGGAATGATCCTGTTGAGGCGTGTCCTTTGTATGATGGTAATTTTGGAAGTAGGTTATATCTATAACCATCTTCATTTGTATCCCCAATTGTTTTAAAAGGATATAATTCAGTAATAACTGGGTCTAATTCGTCCGTATCGTCAAGTGGAATAAAAACTGATACCTTTGCATTTGGTAAACCATATCCACCATTAACAAATACTCTTCCTGTTACAACTCCGTATGTTGAACAAAATCTACTATATACATTATTTGAAAATATATTTAAAGAGAGTATCTCTAAAGATTCCCAATCTTGTTCTAAATTGACATTTATATACTTATCAACACCGACTTCGGTTCTTATTCTATACGATTTAGACATTAAAAATTTGTTTTTTCATAAATAGTTTATTTCCTATTTTCATAAAAAATACACCTGATCTGAAAAAAATAAACCACTAAGAGAAATTAACAGATTTTAAGTTTAATACTCTAATATTAATATCTTTATTTGGGTATCTTACTTGATAGATTTGTGTTGGTGTTGCAAATATTGTATCTGCGGAAGGTTGGATTTGTCTTGTTACCGGATCAGCATAAGGCATTGATGTTTGACTTGACGAATATTGGCCACCTACTTGGTTATAAAATAAAACATCGTTTATACTAACAATTCCATTTTCCGATTGTATTAATCTTCTTAATTCAGATATGTTAACATTTTGTCCTAAATTTCTAACAAGAGGATTAAAGAAGTCAGTTACAATTTGTATTGTTTTAGCAATAACTGATCCTTGGTTTTGACTATTATCTAAAACTACATCAACTGTAACCGATAAGTCTATTGTTTCGGCCGCTTCTATTGAGATGTAATCATTTATCATTCTATAATTTGATAGATAGTTTGCAACATTTTGTTTTAATGTGTTTGAAACAACATTGGTTAAAGTTCCGCTAGAATCGTAAGACAACATTTTAATTCTAATCTTATTGTTTTCCTCAGTAATCGCCACTTTTGCTGGTGCTCCATATTGTGCCGGCATTGTTCTTAGGATTGAATTGTAATCATTTACAGTCACCGCTCTATTTTGTGCCGCAAAATTAAACGAAACCATGTTTCTAACATCTTCAGTTGTCGGCGGGTTAGCCCCTCCAATGGCGGCCGTTACATTATTACATTGTAAACTATTAATGACATTTCTATTAGCACTTTCAGATGGTCCATTTACCGAAAAAGATACTGTACCAATTTGATTGATTGTATTAATACCAACATTACTAGATAAACCACCACCAATTCTATATTGTACAAATAAAGTACTGTTTGCGGTAAGTGCGGCACCTAATGAATAGTTGTTTGTATATCTACTCAAATCAAAACCTTTACCGTCAATTGCAAATTGTCGTAATTGTTCGTCCGCAGAAATATTTCCACCTCCAAAAGTCATTTTACAATAACCTTGTGGTGTGTATTCTGAAATAAGCTTGTTAGAAGTTGTAATATACAAACCAACTTTAACGCCTGGCTGATCAGAAACTTTCGTAGGGTCTTCAACAAATACTCTATCTTCTACAAGAGCATCAACTTCAAAGAATCTTTCAGGACCTATAACTAAAAAATCTTGTGGATTTGGTATTGTAGAATACTGAGTACCTTGTTTTAATAAAACACTTGATATTCCTAAAACATTTTTTTCAGGAAGAAATAACTCTAAATATGGTTTTACATCATTAGGGGTTATTACTCTTTTGTAAACTTTTGTAATTCCGTTTACAACAACTTCTCTTTTTACGATCGTATAATTTATAAGTTTTCCACTTGAATCAAAATTTGGTATTTTAACCCTATTCGGTGATCCTTCTGCATTTACTGGCGATTGGAAATCTATATCATAGACGGTTTCAAAAGGTTGTCCCGCTCCACTAACTTGGGACCCTCTTCTTAATATACCACAATATCTTAAATCTTCTCTGTCTCCAAAAGCGGGAACTGTTATTGAAAAATCAACTAACGCAACTGAAGGTCTTTGCCCCGGTACTTTTAAACCATAGGTTCTTGCAATATTGTAAATTGAATTTTTTTGTTGTGCAAATTGTAAAACTGTTTCTTGAATACTTCTATCTATCTGATAATTTAAGTTAT